TCTGGCATATTGTCCTTCGCCCTATTCAAGGGCGCAAGCACGTCAACAGAAAGGTACACTGGAAATTCATCTGCAATGAATACATCAGAGTCCCTTGTCTGCAGCCATGCGAAAGGATACGAATACTCCCACGTCTTAATGACCGAATCGGCCATAGATGCTGTGATTAACGTGGGGTCTAGAACTGAGCGTTCATAGACGAAGTTCCCAATCCAGAGCGTGGGAAACAGAGTAGCTTGGAGCATACCAAAATAAAACTGGTTGGTATTAAGCTTCAAAGTTACTTCAATGTTTGCTCTGTAATACTGGAACTCCGCCAAAATCCCGCTGTTCTGAGGGGCTTCACGCAGTGCCTTTAGCACGTCAATCTCAAATAGTTGCGTGTTGCCCAAGTCCGTTGTCAACCAAGGAAACTTCCCAAGTTCCACCTGTCTCGTCAATAGCCGTGTGCTCTCAAAGTGGCCAACGCTGTGGGCCTTCGCCTCATAGCCTGGCATCGTCTGTTCTCCTGTTTTTCCAACCTCACCAAAGGTCATAGTGGGAGTGGAATAGAGAGCCGTCTTCACGGTTTCCGTTAATTCCTGTGGCGAGTTACTCTGCACACCCGCCTGTGCTTCCAATTGTGTTGTGTTCATTGTCGGAAAAGTAAGTCAAGGGCCCGACAAAACCCAAGACCATGTGGTTCTGTAAAAGACGCACCACTAACACTTAGCTTCTGTTGGTAGGGCGCCAAACCCCCACTGGTGTCCGGACCAGAATTCTACCATCCGGTTGGTTTTCAAGGCCCCAATTAAGGGGCCCCTAGGGTAGTTTATAGACTTGCCCAGGTCAGACATGGCTTAGTAATCGTCCTTACGTGCTAGACGCATCCCTTGCCAATCAAGAAGGGTCCAATTCCCATTGAACCGCTTCGATTCCTTCACTGTCCAGTCCAAAAATCTCTGATATCGTTCTTCTCCATAGTGCCACGCTTCCAGTAGCACTGACTGGCAGATAGATCCCATTACCTCCACCGTAGGAGGTCCAAAGGACCATTTCACCATATTTACGATGGATCGCTCCGCTAGCGGTGCCATCATCCCAGCATGTCCGAGTACAAACTTTCTTTTAAGATATGTCAAATCTTCCCAAGTCATACTCAGATTCTCCGTCTTCAAAGGAGACGTATAGGTCATTCGATACGTCTCCCAGAAATAATGACGAAGGTACTCCATATTATAGTCCCGTAAAGTACCTGGGACGGTCAATGCTGAATC